AAAGCATTTTGTCGATACGTCCTTTTCCTGTGCCCCCAAGAGAACGGCCAAAAACCAAGAAACGACCTGAATCAAACAACGTTGCATCAGATGCCGACTCAATGGATTCGCGAGCGAATAAGTTCATTACTTCGGTTTCCGACGGTATAAGCGTCTTCAGATCATCTACATCATCTATAGCTTCCGCAAAGTAATGAACATCCGCGCCTAAAGCTGATCCGATGTCTTTGAGTAGTCTGGTTTTACCAGCGCCTGTCATTCCAAGTACAATAGTAAGACCATTTGGTATATCGATCGAATCTCGACCTATCTCAAGTGAGAAGAACGTAGATTGTATCTCTTCCGCCTCTGTATCACTAAATTGAGGTAAGTCAAAGGTAGTCATCTGAGATTTATTACCTGATTTATAGGAAACGCCTTTACTATCTGCGTTCATAGATTCACTAGCGTGATAGCCTAGTCGGACGACTATATTAGAAATGTTCATTTTAGTTCCTAAAGTTCAAAGGTTTTATAGAAAGGTTCCAACTCTTGTTGAGTGTAAGACATCGATATGGCATCAAGCACCCTGTCATCGATATCCTCCTCACTATATTTGTAGTGGAGTTTCGATGGATCTTCAAGCACCTCGTAAGATGCCGATTCTCCCCCGAAATGAGGAAACGGATTAGTCATCGCGTGAGCTGCAGCCATTTGAAAAGGGTCTTTACTTTTCATAACCTCAGCCCAGGTAGTACGAATTACAGCATCAATTGCCTCTTTGGTGTCACCCATATCAGCATAATACTTATTTCGTTCTAACATTCCGGCTCCCCAGTAGCTTCTTCTTTTGTCGAAAACACCTCGTTCAGGACAGAAGGGCTTAACTACGTAGGATAATGCAGATGGTTTAGGTACTATTATATTCCCTAAATCATCCTTCATGAATACAAAACCTAGATAAGAAATCATCTCCTCGCGCTTATATAGCGCATGGGAAGGTTTCATATCCAGTTTGCCATCCATGAAATCCTTTAATTCATCAATAAATTTGTAAGATTCCTTATTGAGAAGAAGGACGGTATCATCGCCGGTGTTGAAAATCGCGATAAACTCATGTTTTCCAGAAAGAAAGAGTGCAATCTGTCTTTTAATTTCTGATTTATCAGAATCTCGTTTCCACATCCGGCCTGTTAGACGTTGTAGATCGAAGATTACAGAAAACAAAACCCAGTATTTACCTCTAGATGAGACATCCGGAATCCCAGAGGGCAGGCCATAGTTATTAATATAAGACGATGCCTCCAAAGGATTACCCTGCCATCCACCCTTAATCCCGTCGCCAGGAGAGGCGCTGTAAAAGGGAGCGTGACTGAGCAATTTTAGCATTCTGCCAACCGAAGGGTCGTAGAATTTATCATGCTGGTCACAAATAAAATCAGCATAATACCCAGGATAGTTATTATCCATCTGTTTAACATCCAAACCTATTATATCAACAGTTTCGAATCGTTTCATTTTGTTGTATAGATCTAGAGCCCCAGTATGATGTAGAGAGAAGGCGAATCTATGCAAACCCGCCTTTCGTCGGGGGGTAAGTATGGACGTTAATAGGTAAGATATAGAACCAGGAGTAGCGAAAACAGTTCTTACTCTGTTAGCCCAATGTCCCGTTTCTCCCATTTCTCTAAGCTCAGAGGTTTTGTCAGCGATGACTACATCTCCGTTCCATAGGCGAACTGGTCTGTCCTTAGGTGTCCAGACTCCATTTTCAACTGATCCTCCCTCCGCTTGGAGTCTCACTTGCAAAACATAGGCAAGCCAAACATGATGCTGAGCCAATCCCTCAAGATCATTCCGCATTATTAATTCCCTAATGTCTTTAGAATGATCCAGTGTATAGTCAATAATCTTTCGTTTATCACCAGGATTAGATGTAAAGAAAGGTATTGACGTAGACGAGTCACGAGCGATTTTTATGTTACATTCATCATCGCGATCTTCCATTAATAGCTCAAAACAAATTTCAGCTATTGTTTCAGCTTCTGAATTTACAA